AAATCATTCGTACTTGCGATCGTTCCATCCATCGGCGCGTTTATATTGACAGTCAGTGCCTGATTCACGCCGTCAACATAGATGTTAATACCGGCGGCCGTGTTAGAACCGTCGTATGTTATGGCAATATGATATATTGTTCCGTCTGCAAGGAATGTGCCATTTGGCGTTGAAACCTGAAATTGCTTAGTTATGTTGACTTGTGTAATCTCAAACGTTAATGATCCTGTACCCGCTTGTGCAAAACTCATAGTCCAGCCATTGAACGGACTGTTTTGATTGGCTTTTGATATAGGTACATTTCGAGTAGTTACATTGTCCGGCCTAGCTATAAAGACTATGGAAAACGGAACATTGAAGTCATACTGTAACTGAGTCACATTCCCGAACAGAATCTTATCATCAGTTGGTTCACCATCGAAGTCTATAAGCGAACCAAGTCCGGTGGCTTGATTTACGGTAGTTCTTCTCTGTGAAACTCCCCCTGCTTCGACAATCGTCAACCGTGTAAAATCAGTTTGCCCGGTGTCATTTAATCTATGCTCCGGGGATACCTTGCTGATTACTTGATCCTGGTTGTAAGTGACTGTGCCAGTGGTATCGAATGGGAACGCCCCACCGTTTGAATTGACCCCGTCGTGTTGTAAGGTATCCCCATCATGGGTCGATACAAGTCTGGGATCGCTATCTGTAACATATTTGTTCGCTGTTGAGGGGGTCCCGTTTGTTCCGACCAGGGCGTCGTTTTCGTCCTGGGTTGGGATCCGGCTGTCGTTTCCTTCCGCCGCTGTCCCCGCTGTTGTTCCGAATTCAATGTCTGGAAGGATTGCGAATGTCAACGGGGTTGTTCCGAGGGTTATCGGATCCGATGTGGTTAGAACGTATCGATGTCTAAAGACGCTTGATGTCGCATCGTCAACGAATACCGTTAATCCGTTCGTTACTTTGGCGTCTGTGTCGGCGTCGGTTGTCCGTGTCCATGCCCCGGCCGCTGTGAGATACGGCCCATTTTCTTCTCCTAATGTTTGTTCGTTAACCAGAACGCGGGACGCGCTTGTTGTTACGTTATTTAAAGTCTGTTCTCCGGACAGGGTTATATCCCCCAACCCTTCGGTTGATGTTGCGACAGGATCCTTTAAGTCTACCCCTGCGGCAACCGCACCGATGTTAGCCAGGATTTTACTGGACGACAATAATTCCGTGGTTGAATTTCCGGCATCATTAATTATACGGTGTTTCAGTATTGTAAAATTGAACAGGGCATCATGGTCTATGGCCGCTTCGTGTTGTGTAACGTTTGATTCTGCTATAAGGGCGTCGGCAAAGGTCCCGCTTACTACATCAGCCGCGGCGTGCGTGTGCGCGTTTGGATCTCTTGTTCCCGAAACGTCGTCCAATGTCGCATCATTTATCAGGGCATTAATAGCGGCAAGCGCGCTTGCGGTATGTTGAGGCCCACCAAAGGCGTGAATGTTTTCCGCGAATTCTGCGATGTAAATTGCGGATCGTTTGTTTGCGATTTTCGTAATGTCTCCGGCCACGGTGGTAACGATCGCTAGGGGATATTTCCCGTCCGAAAATGTGGATGTATTGCTTGTTATAACGGCGGATGAATCGACTTCGACGAAATTGGTATTATCGTCTGCCATTGTCAGCTTACCGGGGACCCCTTCGATCGGGGGTCCCGATCCAAAAATAATTGTTCCAGACGAAAAAATGATGTTCAATCCACCGTCGTCTATGATTTCAAACCCGATTCCTTTTCCCAGGGTCCGGCCCAGGGCGCGGATCTCATTGGTTAACCGTTGGATATGTGCGCCGGCGATGTCGCGCGGGATGTCCTGGTCCCGATCTGTCGCATTATCATTTCCTAATGTGATGGTTAATTCGTCGGCAACCTGATCGTTTAATATTCTTCCGTCAACGGTGGCGTCTGTGATGTCCTCATTGACCCCGATTGTCGTTTTGCCTGATAAAAATATCACAGAGGCGATAGTAAACGTACCATCGTTTCCTGTGGAATCAATGACAACGAATGTTCCGCCAACCAGGAATCGTTCTCGTTGATCTTTGTCGATTTCGAATTCGTCTAATGCAATATCGACATCTGTTATGGTGTATTTCTGTAGTGGGAAAACCTCTAGGACACTACTATAATCGCGCGTCATTTTAACCCCCTTTTTTACCAGATCCTATTATACATTATATGGGATCCACCCGCAAACTTCCAAGATAACCCCTGGGAAAATTTTCTGTTTCGGCAAATGCTAATTGTGCGGTCATTACCCAAAAGAAAAACGGCGGGACTATCTCCGGATCGAAAAAGATTTCAACTCCAAACGGTGATTTCGTCTCCCCGGTATCAGGACGACCCAACCATATATTTTCCCTGGGCCCTGCTGATGCCCGTTCCGCACCCCCGCCGATTTTATCTGTATCAATATGTATACCCATCCCTGCCGTTGTTCTTGTCAATGCGATTAATTTATTAAAGGTTATCGTTGACGCGTCAAAATCTTGGTCAATAAAGTTTGCTTGAAGATTAAATTCTGCTCGTCTATTAGATGTCACTGTAATTGCCGGAAAGCTGTTATCACCTATAAACGAACCCAATGACATAATATTTCGTATATTTCCGGCCGCCGGATTTACTTCTACAGGTGTATTAAATTTTACTACGGCCCTGTGGTCAATCCCGTTTCTATCCAATTTAATCGCCTTCCCCGCATTGTCGTTAAAATTGAAAGTAGTGTCCGGAAAATCGGATTTAACAAGTGCCGCCTCATTAATAACTGTAACAAATGATGGCACATCACGGTTAAAAAAAAACAAAGAACCGTTGCCTTGACGAATAAGTAAGCCCCGATCTCCTACGGACGCCGGTTTCAAATTATCACGAACAACATTTATTTTTATGGATTGATCTATTAAGTCGCCGGGAAGTTGGTTTTTAACCCGCTTAATCGTAACGGTTCCCGCGCCGGTCTGGATCGCAGTAACTTCCCATAATGACATTCGACCAAGACCCCCGGAGCGTTGTCGTTGTGTATTTGTTCCGGTTGGGATAGCTTCAACTTTTTTAACTGCCTCACTTATCCGGCGCGCAGATGATCGTGTGAAATTAACACCTGGTGACATATTATATAATCCCTTTCTTCAACATCCTAAAAGGAGAAACGCAATCTTCCTGGTGCTGAAACCTCTAATCGCAATCCTGAAAAATCCTTTTGTCTGTTTGTTTTAAATGGAAGGAATATAGGATCCGCCGTTTGGGGATCTAGCCTTTTCCCTTCTCCGTTTAACTTTAACGGCTCTGTTGCTTGCGCACCATCATCTAATGTTAACGGAAGTAATTTCGGTGGATCATCATCACTCAAGCCAAATATTCCCTGATCTAAAACCTCCCTGTCCCATCCTTGGGCTACAACAATATCGGGCTGTCCTTCTACAGGGTTCTTGGATTTTGTTATATTTGTGTTTATCTGTACTTTTATAGTGACTGCGAAAAAACTAATGTTTTCAAATTCCTGCGGCTCTCCTGTGAATTCTATTATTTTCGCCATGCGTTCAAGCAAGGATATATTTCCAATTATTATCGGGGCATCGTTTACAGATTCTTGGAATTGATCTGCTTCTAGTGGATCAAAGGTTTCTGAATTATAAGTTACGGTCGCCACTAATGCTGTCCTGGGTTCTGTTAGCGGCGGATCAAACGGTTGACCTGCTGAATTAACTATCGGTATTGTTCTATTACCATTTTCATCAAATGCCGAAACCACCGGGGCGGTAAAGGCGGAGCTACCCCAGGAAATCTTTGACGGCAGTTCTAATGGATTTTCTACCCGTCCGAATACTGCGGATGATTGTTGATAGTCCCCGGTTACATCCCATACTAACCGGCTATTTGTCGGGCTTGGTGTTAATGTTTCAAGAAATAAGGATGGCAATAGTGGATGTGCATCGCCAATATCAGCTTCCAAGGCGGCGACCGCATCAACAGCGGCCAAGGCTGCAAACGATATTGAATCAAGAGTAACTTGCCATATCCTTGTTGTGGAAAAACCCTCTCTTGTCTTTTGTGCAGTTTGTGGCTTTACTTTTTCATCTACTATAACGGCCATTATGATGCTCCGATTTCTACTGTGTCGGGTCTCAAGCCGGTAGCAATAAATCGATTCGTCTCTCTTTGAAGTGCATTAGCCTCTGTCAGCCTATCAACTGTTTGCTTTCCGGTGTTTGCCAAACTTGAAAATATAGATCGAACATTTGCGGAAAACGCTTGGATAGTTCCGCGCTCGATTGCCGCGGCCGGACGTAGCCCTGTTGCTTTTCTTATTTGGTCCGCGATTTTAGAACCGGCTTTACCTGCGGCCTCCTCTAACGCTGTCGGCGGCAATTCAATGGCTTTAATGTCAGCAATCAATTTCGCAAATTTTGTTAAGAATCCACCCGGATCCTCACCATCTCCTCCTAATAATCCGGCCTGTTTTCCTTCCAATACTTGCCGTATTGCTTCAAATTCTTTGTTGATTTCTTCGATCTGAACCCGAAGAACCTCTCCACGTTTTCCAGTCCGATCAAGAAACTGTCCCCATTCCGCATCGGCGGCAGCGGCCGCAATTTTCGCTACTAGCCCCAAAGAAAAGGAAGTCTTTTCGGCAGTAGCTCTTATTCTAGCACCAAGTTTTTCGAGACCTAAGCCTTCAGCAATGCCGGCGGCAAAATCTGCTCTAGCTTTCTTTATTTTGCTGAATGTATCTATAACTAATTCGACAGATTTTAGTGATGCAACTTTAAAAAATGTAGGTAAGAAATCGACGGTGCTTTTTATGTCGGTCAGTAATGTTCTAAATATTGTTAACATTTTGTTTTTCATTGTTTCGAAAATTAAAAGTGCTTGGATTGCACTGATCTCGAAAAAGATCGGGATTCTTTTAACGTTTTCCTGTATGCCTTTGGCAAGTACAACGGCCCCTGAAAGAATAGATTTAAAGAAATTAAGTACCCGTGGCACAACCGTTGCCGCATTTTCTCTAAAAAATATCAACGTTTGGGTTAGTCTTTTGGCTAATGATTTAACCAACGGTGCTGTTGTGACGGCGATTCGCTCAAAAAATCCAGTGAATGTCGCCCGCAAATCGCTTATGGCGTCGTTGGCATCCTCTACTTTCGCGGCATCAAACGCCGATAAACTTCCCTGCAACCTTATCGAACCGGCGGCCATTTCTTCAAGACCCTCGGATCCCAGGGCCAACGTGTTAATCAGGGCCAGGCCGCCACGCCCGAACAGTTTCGATGCCACGAACGCTTTGTCGGATTGGGTCGCCAGATTGTTCATCCGATCAGCGATAATTCCAACGGCTTCGTCAAGCGGGATAGCTACAAGATCAGAGGAAGATAACGCCAAGGCTTCCAATGCTTGCTTTCCTTCACCGATTCCAGTTTCCGCTTCACCCAGGGCCTTTGTCAAGAATCCCAAACCTTTTTCTAAAGCCGCTTGGCCGGCTCCTGTAATTTCGGCGGCACGCGCTAACCCCCTTAATCCATCGATGGAGATTCCAATCTGACGCGCTAATTTTGCCGTGGCATCAATGGTTCCAAATGCTTTTTTAGTGAATACAGCCAATGCCGCCACGGCAATACCTGTAACAATGGCCCCGAATTTGGCCGCGCGTTTTGCCGCTGAACCGATTCCGGCGGCAAATGCTGTGACGCGCGCCCTAGCCCTTGCCAATCCTTTACGGAATCTTTTTGTTCTGGCGGTCAATGTAACAACTAATTTACCGATCGCGGCCATTTTATTCCTTGCTTTTCCTGTTTCTGTTTATACGATTCGCCATAATTGTCGCGCGCCTTTCGATATCTTCGGCATCTGGCATAGTTCGTGGTCCGTATTTTAAAAGAAAATCTTCCGCATCATATTTCCCGGCTCCCATAACATTCGCAAAGGTCGCCGCGATCATCGCCGCATTATAATCCTGACGATTCCCGCCGATCGGATTTATCAGATCAAACGCTTTCCATTCCGCGAATTCGCGGGAATTAATTCCCCGCTGTGCGGCCCGTACCGATTTATATCCCAGGGCGACCGTTAATCGGAACCAGAATTCTCGGTCGGGCCGTCGCCGAAATCCGAGACGATTTCTTTCATCTCGTTATCATCCAACCCGGACAACCGTTGGGCAACATCGGATAATCGTTGCAGGGCAGCTCCGGATTTTTCGACTAATTTACATTCGTCGTCACGGCCGGCAAACAACAGCTTCCCGTCTTTGTTACATAAGGACATTGCGACCAATTTGATTCTCATTCCCCGGATATCTATTCCGGTTTTGGTCCTTCTTTCAACCGCGATTTGTTCAAAATCGTCGCGCTGTTTACCCGTTAACGTCCGCATATAAACGCATCCATTCCATTCGGGAACCTCGACCCGTTGGATCGGAAGATCATCCGCCCCCAGGATCGCGTCCCGCGTTAAATCGTCCATATTCCCTCCTTGTTGGGAACCAAAAAATTCACCCGGCTAACTTATTTACCGGATTCAGGCAATTATGCGACAGGTGTAATAACGATATCGCCTGTGATTTTAATCGTTACCGATGCCGTCATTTTATCTTCAAGCGGCGTTCCCGGCTCGAATCCTGTGAAAAAACCGCTGAATACCCAAGTGGCTCCTGCCGGCCAGGTAATCGTTATTTCTTCGACAACATTATCGATCGGGGGGTCGGTGTCCGGGTTAAAATGGATCTCGAATCCCAATTCACCCGCATCGAAAAGGTCCACCGGGATATGCGTTCTTGCACCTGTTGTCCCTTGGTGGGTTGTTTCGACTGAATCACGCGCCAAACTAGGGCCAGTGATGTCCATGATTTCCGCCACAAACCCGGTAGTTCCGAACACAATGGTTATCCCGGTTCCAATATCAACTAATGGACTAGGTGACATTATATGTCCTCCTTAAACCATACAAAATAATCCGCCTGGACCCGATGTGCGCCCTGTTGCGCCCCATCCCCAAGCGGGTCAAACTCCTCATTGTCTGAATCAATCGCAATTAATCGGATTTCTGTTTCTGCCGAAGGCTGTCCCATTGTTCCGCGAAACCCGTCCAACTCTTTCCGAACAATATCTGACAGTTTTGCCGCTTCGCTTTGGGATGTGTGCCACATATCAATCTGCAATCTTGGGTTTGCCAATCCGGAAGGCCCACCCTGGTGGTGAACGTGGAGATTGTCTATTGTCTGGAATGTGATATAAGGCAACTCCCTTTTAGTTGGCGTTGCTCCAAACGGAAAAACCTTATCCTGGACTACCGCAACTATTGTTGCCCTCGTCGTCATAAAAAAGAAGAAACTTTCTGGGAAGAAATTATCCATTATTTCACGGGCCTTTCCGCTTCTTTCATTAGATTCTTTTTTATTCCCGCTTTTAATATTTGCATTGCGACAGACTTTTTCTTGTCAAGGGCGGGTCTTAAAAACGGCTTTGCGCGTGATCGCATTGTTCCAAATTCGACAAGCTTGGCATATTTTGATGGAATTGATTTTTTCCCTAAACTGTCTACTCTTGTAAACTTTTTATCTGTGCTTGGTCCTACCCCGCCCCATATTCCATTCCGGTACGCCTTTACTTTTTTTATAATACTCCGCTTCAAGAACCCCTCTTTTTTGGGGACAGTTCTCTTTGCTTCTTTGCTGATTGGCGTCAGCGCATTGGACAGCGGTCTACGGATAACCCTGTTTCGGGATGCGTTGGATTCAAGGTTCTTGAATTTTTTCTTTAATCTCCGATCCCCGATTAATCCAATAACGCCGGCTTGTCCCATTATGGGGTCTCTCCAAATTTTTCTACGCAATCTATTTCAAGCATGGAATTGCGCTCCCCGACATTTACGATTCCATTGATGTTGAAAATCCTATCTCCGAATTTAATGCGCCAGGTTGGATTGATTTGAGAAAAGAACCGCAGCCTTATTTTCATAGTTGTTGTTGATTCTACTTTGGCAGCCTGGAACCGTTCGGTTCCTCTTAGCGGAAGGATGTCGGCCCACCGCGTAACGATGGTCGCCCAAGCCTTTGTCCTTCCCCCTGTCGGGTCAATAGATACGACGAAATCTTGCAGTTCAATCCGGTGCCTTAACCTTCCGGCTTGGATCATTGCAGTTCACCGAGGATTCTATAGGGAAATAGAAGGTCTTTTGTCCCGGTGGGTAATTGTGAAGCTGTGACCCCAACTAGAACGTCCTCGCGGTGTTCGTACAAATGTCCGATTGTTAGTAACATGGCCGCCTTTATGTCGTCTGGAACGGATACGGCTAGGCCGAATCCGGCTTTATATTCAACGGTTACGGCCGAAACGACCTCATCGGTGTCTGGAAATGATTCGCTTTCGACAGGAAGGATCCGGCCGACGGTGGAAAATATATCAACTTGGAATAACTGTGGATCTAATACCTGTGGATTTCCGTCGGTGTCAATATATCTGATCTCTGTCACGGATTGCAAAGGTGGCCTTAACGGGAAAATTACATTGGGGAATATGTCAAATCTCAGTTCGAAGGTTGCGGTAATAAACTGCCGACGCGTGAAGTTTTCCGCAGATGATCTGGCGGCTTTAATCAGCGCATCAATCAAACTATCGTCTGTCGTTAAATCCGGATCAACCCGCAAATGCAGTTTTGCTTCTGCCCTTGTTATGGGTTCTTCGGTTGGTGCGGTCTTTAATCTCAACGATATCTGTTTCGTCTCTCTGAATCGATGTGGCATTTAGTTTACCTCGGAAACGCACTCGGTCCAAGATCGCCACTTCACGACCCCCGTAATATGCGGCACATTCAGGGATTGATTGTTGTCGGGATCTTCGGACCTGTTGGCGTTTGTTATACATAAGAAAACCGGATCGGGACGGGGTACATTCATCCCCCGCCCCTTACCGGAAATTCAGTTACGCCAACTTCACTCGTGCGAACGCTTTTTCCTGGACAGGTTGCGCATCGGCTTCCAGGCGTCCCAGGTATCCGACTTGGTTTGTCGCCGCGAACAATTCAACCAAAACCCTTATGGTCATTGTCAGGGCATCGACGATCCAATAGTTAGCAAAATCGCCGTAAATCCCCACCAATAGACCAGTGGTAAAGGTGTTTGGTGCGAATTCTGATTCGCGTAGCGGATCACCCAAGAGGCTATCCGGAACATTCGGCATCAACGCCGGCTGAAAAATAAAATGACCGTCGTTATCTTTCAGCTTTCGGATCAGCTTTATCCCATCCCGGTGGAAAATCCAAGATCCGTTCCTGCGGTATTGGCCCTGGACAAACATCTGGGCGTTTATAAGACCATCCGCTGTAAACGCTGTTGTTGTGTTGTCCTCGTTTACATCCCGCCCCGAAGAAATGCCGGCTGCGTCTACGGTAAAGACACCCAAAGGCTCGGTTGTTCCTGAACCAGTGAGGAAAGCCTTTTCCTCTGCTTCACCGAAAGCGATCGCAAGTCTTTCCCGGACAAACTCATCAACATTGATCGTTGAGCGACGGAGCAATGTTTCTGATACTTTGATGAATTTGGCTAGGACGTTCGGAGTAAGATCCCTGCGCTTGAAATTCAACGCGGTGTCCTCGGCCCCGATATCAAGTTCCGATGTCCATGCCGGATCGGTCATCTTGGTATCAACTTCCGGTGTGCCCAACGTTCCAGATTCAAGAAGCGGCGGCAGAACGCGGGATATCTGGCGCATAAATACCAGATTGTCCAATTCCTGTATGATTTCCGCCATAAACTCCACAGGCGCGGACAGGAATCCACCTTCAACGTCTACCGTCTTGGACAATGCCCTTTTCTCTCCGGTCAGAAGATACGCCCTAAATTCTTCCATCCGTTGATCTGCTTCGGGTCCTATAGGAATATTGATGTAGCGTTTCTGTCCCTTCAGGCCGTTTCTAAGCTCAAATCTTTTGGTTGTCGCTGTGGTTTGACCTTCGGGATCTGCCAACCTTGATTGACGGCCTTGTGATTCTTCTAAGCCGGATTCGGCCACTTCCAACTTACCGATGCGATCGGCATCGTCTTTCAACGTGTCTGAATCTGCCATTATCACATCGAATTTCTGCCTCTCCTCTGCCGTGGCGTCGCGCTCCTCCTTTTCTGCAAGGGTGTAAATCGCGCGTGCATCAGAGATTAACTTGGCGCGTTTCTCCAACATTTCTCGGACTGTCATAGTAAACCCCTTTTGTACCGTTAAATAATGGACAATGTTGTCCGTTACCAATTACAACGGTTCAGGGTTTCCTACAGAAAAGCCCAAGTCCGTGTTACGCAGATTGTCCGGCGGGATACATCCCGTTCAGCGCAACTCCGCGCCATGTCAACTTTATTATACTTCGATAAATCTATTTGTCAAGAGTTAATTTCAGATAATTTCATGCGCATACCCATTTTATTTAAATTTGATCTGAACGGGTTGTCCGGGGGGTCCATGTCAAATTCTGCATAATGTTTTGAAAGGTGGGTCCATCCCCTTGATAATTCTGACGTTGGGATGTCCTTAAATCCGCCCCTTGCCCCGCGAAGAACACCCATCGCGCCTCGGACCCCGTTCCAGTTTACACGGTTCCCGTCGGCGGTGTGATGGTGGCCCTTATATCCGGTCTTGACGTCCAGATGTTCCCTGTCCTCAAACAGGGACATCATTTTTAATTCATCCACAGTGGCCGCTGTGCGTTCTGCGGGACCGTCCCATTCGGTGTCAACATCTTCCAGGGTCTCACTTTCATGTCTTGAAAATGGAATGACTCGGAAATCCGTTTCATGTTCTGATCGTTTTTGCGGTTTTTTGCCCTTTAAATCTTTTTCTTCTGAACTTGACACCTTATCCCGCTGTTCTTGGTATTGTCGTTTTGCGACATCAGTATCATCATATGCAGGGAATGTTACAGGAGAAACATCCCACAATTTGACTTTGGTTAATTGCCGTTGATCCCATGTATCATCGCTTGTTATTGACCACTTTTGCTCCAAGACTTCGAATCCAAAACTTGATCCTGTTATGTCGCCCCGATCAATGCTCTCCATAAGATCGCGGGCAACTGTTGTGTCAGGGGGATCTATTACATATTTCAACCCCTTTCTATCTTCTGACAATGTTAAAGTTCCCGCTACATTTCGTCCAAGCACAAAATTGGGATCGTGGTTGAACAATGCACGAACATCGTCAACCTCTATTGAATCTGTAAATGCGCCAGGTGCGATTGATTCTTCCCACCCCCATGTCTTAGATCCGATCTCCGTTGGTGAATTAAAAACTGCGGCATGACCAACGATCTTAGGGGATTCACCCTCTTGACGGACAACCCGAATCTCCTTTGATACAAATGTCCTTATTTCTCGGTCTTTCATATCGCCCCCCTTTGTAAAAATTCCTCGGCCATTCTGACCGCTTTATTTTCTTTCCACTCTAAGAGTGTATCAACTGGATTCCAATTTTTCAAGGCCGCTAACAAATCATTTTTTGAATCGTCAATATATTTTTCTACTTCCTCCTGGACCGCCTGGGAATCAGCGCCGAACACGCGTAAAACAGGCCCAAGGGTTTCTTCAACATCCGTAAAATGTTTTTGGTAAAAATTTTCGATTGCTTCTGGGCCGACATCTTTTTTCTTGATAATCCTACTTAATGAATTGACCTCTTTTGTTACGATCCTTCGCCATGCACACTCGAATAATTCACGAAAGGCAGAATCTTTTTCTTCCTCTCCACAGACAGGCATCACAATTTCATCTGATTCGTTTCTTGATTCTACTGTTTTGGCCCTTGCCTGGCGAAGCAGTCTTTCCAAGTCCTCCGATGTTCCCTGTCCCACTGTCACAAAATTCAACGGTTGCAGATATTTGTCAAGTTCTGGTTCGTCAGGATTCAGGTTTTCTATAATTCGGATCTCGTTTCTGTTCATCCATCCGGAGGATATCGACATTCTGTACGCTTCGAATCTTGCCTTTGTGTCCCCCCTTAACAATGCGTTCGGGATGAATTCTGCGAAAAACCTACTCCGATCTTCCGTGTTGAATAATTTAAAATTTGCCTCATGCTCCCAACGCTTAAACCATTTAACAAGGGTTAGGGTTACGAACTCAATTCCCTGTTGTTCAATGTTGCTAAATGTTGCGCGTTCCAATTCCTTTAACATATGCGGTGGAATATCTAACCATCTGGCTATTTCTATGACCGAAAATTTTCTTGAGCTTAAATATTGTGCATCTTCAGGGGGTACTCCAATTTTAGTTAATTTCATTCCCTCTTCTAATATTGCTATTTTCCCCGCATTGTCGGGTCCCTTGTGTAGGTTTTCCCATGACTTTCGTAGATTGGTTTCTGCTTCATCCTTTAAAACTCCTGGATATTCCAGAACTGCCTCCGGCGTTGCATTGTTTTGGAAGAACCTGGAACCATAACGTTCAATAGACTTTGTTGCCCCCAAGGATTCACGTGCTATTCTAACGACCGAAAAGCCTTTTATTCCATCGAATCCAAGGCCCTTTAAGTGGAACATATTCTCGAATCGAATAAATTGCGGCTTTCCGTCAGTATCAATAAATTTATAACGGATTGACAATCTATCTTCAGTGACTTCCGGTGTAACTCTGTTTGGGGGCAATGGCCACAGTGCTATTGGATTCCCTGCCCCGTTTCGCTCTATTTCAGCGTATCCATTCCCCCATGCCAAGGCATGACTTTGTAATAGCTCCTGAAATACTAACGCATCCATCAAGGGATTTGGTCGATCATGCAGTAGTGTGTGGACGGGATGCGTTGGAACCCTGGTTCGCCCTCCATCTGCCCGGCGTTCAAATACGGCAAATGGTAACCACCCTATCGTTCCGGAAATAATGTTTATGCCATTCCACCACGCGGAAATAGTCAGAGCATTATTTTCAGTGACGTGGGCCTGTCCAAATCTATCGCCGAATAATTGCTGAATCCAGAACGCCGGCGATTGGGGATTTAATCCGTGTGAAGATCGGACATCTGGCAAAATATTGTTCAGGACCGACATCTTAACCCCCCTTCATTCGTGATATATCTATCCATATTAACATACCAGGGACAAGAAATCCACAAGGTTTATACACTAACCAACTGCCATATGCTATTGATGCCAAGGCCACAACCGCCAGGGCAACCATAATGATTGACACAAATTTTGATTTTGTTTCTTGGGTAGTTTTAGCGGCGTTCATACTGACCTTATTCCTTGTTTTTCATAGATCGATTCTTTTTGTTCTTCTGGATCTTCCGAAATTGAGATTCCGATCGCCATAATCAGTGCCACAATCCCGTCGATCTTTTCTTTTGATTTTGATTTAGACGGTTTAATATTATCCGCCGCATCTGTTTCGACCGCCACATTTGATATCATCCACCTCAAAACAGGATTCATTCCAGGCCGTAATAATCCACCCACGACTAATCGTTCAAACTCTTTTGATGGTGCAGACATTGAAGCGAACCCCTGTCCAAAATCTTGCACATCGAATCCGTCCCCACTTAATTGCGTTTGTATCTGTTGAGATCCCCACCTATCAAATCCCATTCCACAGATATTATATTGCTCTCCCAGGGAATTTATGTCTTTACGAATGAAATCATAATCTATGACGTTGCCCTCTGTCAATGTAATAAATCCTTGCCTAGCCCATGTCAAATACGGAACACGGTCGCGGCGTTCCCGGAGATATGCCGATTCTGATGGGATCCAAAACCGTGGGATAACTACATGGTTGTCGGGAGAATATAAAACAAAGGCCGCTATATCTGTCGTGGATGCTAGGTCTAGCCCGGCAAACCATTTTGCAGACATCAATTCATTTTGTGGAATCTGTTGAATTTCGCACTTTTTCCAACTGGCAATCTTTAACCAACGGACAACTTGTTCAGTAATGATGTTGAGATGAACGCGTTTAAACGTGTTTTCATATCTTGGCGTTTCTTGTGCGCGTTTAAATTCCCGTTCCAAATATGTTTGGTCGAAGGTGATTCCCATGTTTGGGTTTGCTTTTTTCCATGTGGATTTTTTCTTCCAGTCATCTTCGGGTTTTGCTTCAAAAATAACTGGCAAAAATGATTCGTCCTCAATTATCCCGTCTCGGACTTTTGATGCGTAATCGTGCTTCTCATTACATATTGAAGGCCGATAATAATCGGCTGTTGTAACATGAATAACCAATGGTTGTTTCCTGGCACCCACTGACGTTAATAATGTGTCTACAAGATCAGCGTTTGGCTGTGCGTGTAGCTCATCTATAATGGCCGCATGGACATTATATCCATGTTTTGTGTTAGCGTCTGCCGATATTGGTTTATAACTCCCAGAGTTGTCGTTTAATGAAATAGCTTTTCGATAAAGGGTTGATCTTGAATATAAATCGTCGTCCTGTCTAACCATTCCCGTAGCTTGGTCGAATACCATGCTAGCCTGTTCTCTGTCAGCGGCCGCGGAATATATTTCAGATCCTGGTTCTCCGTCCACAAACAATAGTAATAGAACTATACCGGCGCATAAAGTTGTTTTCCCATTTTTCTTTGCGATATATAATAACGCTTCCCGATATCGTCTAGTTCCATCTAGTCGTTTCCATCCAAATAAATTTGCCACAAACGCCTTTTCCCATATTGTTATTTTAAACGGTTCTCCGGCCAAATCCCCTTTTACGTGATGCAAACAATCTGGAAAGAAATCGATCGCTATTTCTGCAGCCTTAACATCAAAATAACAGTTTCCGGCTGTTGCGATCGGGTCATATCCTGGGATTGCCTGTATAATATCGACCCATTTTTTTGGAATTTTGGGCCGTTTTTTCTTGGTGGATGTTTTGGGTTTCCTCCTTTTCCTGACCTTCCTTGATCGTTGAGAAATTGATGTTTTTGTGTTTGCCATTTAACCAATTTTTCCTGTGAAAAATCTTGATTTCGGTTTGTTTTTTCCACGGTTGTCTGGTGGTTTAATCAACGGAACTCCAATTTCTCCGGCAAATGAGGATCGTGACGCCGGTGTCAGCCCAAACAACATTTCAATTTTTCGACACTCCTCGGCCAATCTAGCTGATCTTTGGACTTGGGGCAAGTCCTCTTTCACTGGATGGCCTTCCCGCGTTTTCCTGGTATAGGTCGACCGCTTCCTTAAAATGTTCTGGCACCGTATGTATTGCGCCATTGATTGACAGTATCGACCTAGAGCGTTCTTGTCACACTCTCCCAATATTCCCATTGCAGTTAATTGCTTCACAGTATCCCGCCATATTGGTTTCGCATCCGGCCATAAATACGATGGCATTTTCGGTTCTGCCGTCGATGGTTTTGGCTCGTTTTCTCGACTGGACGCTAGGGTCGATCCTCTACTTCTTAATATTTTTAGTGGGGTTCTTTGCGGTCCGCGCTTTCCCATCTGACAATTTTTTCCCTTTGTTTTTGCCTTTTGTTGCCAGTCTTTTTCCAGTGTCTTTTCCAATAATAGGCTTAAAATGGTTACAAGTCATAAACGGCTTACAGATATGTTGAGTTCCGTTTGCGCTGTTTCTCGGTTCCGAACATTCCCTCCCGACCTCTCCGACCCACTTAGGATATGCCTCACCCCAGGATTGACAATTCATACAATACAATCCACTTGCGTCAAATTTCAGGTCTCTTGGATGTGCGGCGGATCCAAATAGCAAGATCCAAAAATCATCAACATTATTTACGATTATCCCCCGGCCCGGAATTTTTATTTTTCCTTGTGCCGTCATTACAACGTCCTCTTTTTTACAGCCGAACCGGGATGCAATAACATCTTTGACCTTATCATTTTCGATCAACGATTGTGGCAATTTTATTTGGATGGAAACGACTAGATGGAACTAGACGATATCGGGAAGCGTTATTATATATCGCAAAGAAAAATGGGAAAACAACTTTATGCGCCGGTAT